AATCGGTAGTAATCAAGTTTCTGACTTAATCTCAGGTATGGAAGTTGGTAACTTTGAAATTAACCCAGCAGACATACAAATGCATTACGGTGCAATAGATTGGGCACACGTTTCAAATACATGGGTAGATGCAAACGTTACAATCAACTCAGATGAGAAACTTGTAATTACAGGTCATAAGAACACAAACTACAATGGTAGTGGTGCACAAGAAAATACAGATGGTGGTATTATTATTGCAGACCAATATAGAAAGAGAGAGGAGACAGCATCCATAGTGGGTTTTGTTTTGAAGATGGGTCCAGATTGCTATAAAGATGAAACTAGATTTCCTACAGGACCATACTGTAAGGAAGGCGATTTCATTATTATGAGATCATATAGTGGCACACGCATGAGTATTCATGGCAAAGAATTTAGACTTATTAATGATGATACTGTAGAAGCTGTTGTAGATGACCCTAGAGGAATAGAGAAAGCATGATGGAAGAAGCACAAGCTTTAGAAGAAGAACTTGCTCCTACTACAGAAGTACAAGTACCTGTACCTGATGTAGAGATAGAGGTAGTTGATGATCGTCCAGTAGAGGATCAAAGACCACCAAAGCAAGAATTATCCGATGATGATGTCGATAAAGAGATAGAAGGCATCGGTGAAAGAACTAAAAAACGTATAGACAAACTCAAGTTTGATTATCACGAAGAGCGCAGAAAAGCAGAAGCTGCCCAAAAAGTAAGGGATGAAGCTGCTGGTATAGCAAAACAGTTACATGATGAGAATCAGAGACTTAAAGCTACAGTTGCTAAAAGTGAAGATGCGTTACTTAATAGTTTAAAAACTAAAACCTCTACTGAGATAGAGGCAGCTAAAGAAACTTATAAGCAAGCATATGAGGCTGGTGACACAGAAAAGTTATTAGAGGCACAAGAAAAGTTATCATCAGCTTATGCTGATAAAAACTATGTTGATAATTATCAACCACAAATGCCTCAACCGGTACAGCAACCTCAACAACAACAGTATGCTCAACCTCAATATGCACAACCAGCACAAGAACAGGTATCAATAGACCCAGCTGCTGCTGATTACATAAGGCAGAATCCTTGGTTTGAACGTGCAGGCGATGAGGATATGACAGCATTAGCTTATGGTATGCATGCTAAATTAGTAAGAGAAGGAATCGATCCTGTGAGAGACTCTGAAACTTACTATTCAAGAGTAGACGAAGCTGTAAAACAAAGATTTCCAGAACGCTTTGAGGAGAACACTGCATCCTCACAGCGACCCTCGACTGTGGTAGCACCTGCTAATAGAGCAAGTGCTAAACAGCGCACAGTGCAGTTAACCAAGACTCAAGTTACTCTCGCCAAGAAACTTGGACTTACACCAGAACAATACGCAGCGCAATATGCGAAGGAGCAAAGATAATGGAAAAGTCAGAACAAAATGATGTTCAAGAGCGCAACTCACGTGAATTAGAGTCAAGAGACTCTGAGCAACGAGAACAACCTTGGTCTCCCCCAAACTTGTTGCCTGACCCTAAACCTGAACCCGGATATGTTTTCCGTTGGATACGTACAGCATCTGCTGGACAGTCTGACAATATGAATGTATCAACTAAGTTCAGAGAAGGTTGGACACCTGTTAAAGCAGAGGATCATCCTGAATTGCAAATGGTTAGGGATACTAACTCGCAGTTTAAAGATGGTGTAGAGGTAGGTGGATTGCTTTTATGTAAAGCACCTGAAGAAGAAATCAAGAAGCGTGCTGATTATTATATTCAGCAAGCGGATCAACAGATGTCTGCTTTAGATGCTAACTACATGAGGGATGAAAACCCTGCCATGCCTATGTTTAAAGAAAGGAAGACACAGGTTACTTTTGGTAAAGGTGGTAAGTAATTACTATCTTTTTTGTTAAATTTTTGTATAAAAGGTATATAAAATGAGTAGTTCAGCAACACCTTACGGAGCAAGACCTGTTGGCACTTTGAGTGCAAGCGGTTCTTTCACCGGCAAGGTAAGACATTACGGCATAGCTTCTGGCTATGGCACTGCAATTTTCTATGGCGATTTCGTTAAGTTAGTTGCTGCTGGTACAGTCGAAAAAGACACTGGCACAACTTCATTGACTCCCGTAGGAATTTTTCTAGGTGTATCTTATACCGATCCAAATACAAGCCAGAAAACTTTTTCTCAATACTTTCCAGCAAGTACAGCAGCTGATGATATTTCAGCTTATGTATTGGATGACCCAAATGTTCTTTTCGAAATGCAAGCAGACGGCTCAGCCGCTGTGACCAATATCGGAAACAATGTAGCGGTAGTTCAAACTGCTGGTTCAACAAGTATTGGAACAAGTAAAAACGCCATTGATATATCTACAGCAGCCACTACGACTGCTACACTTCCTGTAAGGATAGTAGATATCTCGCCTAAATCTGACAACACAAGCGGTGATTCTTTCACTGACTTAGTTGCTAAGTTTAATGCGGGGCATATCATGGACAATACAACTGGCATATAAAGGAGAATAAGAAATGGCAATTTCAAGAGCGCAGTTACTTAAAGAACTCCTTCCGGGACTAAATGCCCTGTTTGGATTAGAGTATGCTAAATACGAGAATGAGCATGAGCAGATTTATGAAACAGAAACTTCTGATAGATCGTTTGAAGAAGAAGTGAAGTTAAGTGGATTTGGTCAAGCTTCTGTTAAAGATGAAGGTTCAGCTATCAATTACGATACTGCACAAGAATCCTTTAGCACTCGTTACAACCATGAAACAATAGCGATGGGTTTTGCTATAACAGAAGAAGCAATGGAGGATAATTTATACGATTCTCTTTCTGCACGTTATACTAAAGCACTTGCTAGAAGCATGGCTTACACAAAGCAAGTAAAAGCTGCGAATCCTCTTAACCAAGGATTCTCAGGTGGTTCGTTCAATTCTGGCGATGGTGTAGATTTGTTTTCTACTGCACACCCTTTGGTGTCAGGAGGAACAAACTCCAACACATTTGCAACACAAGCAGACCTTAATGAAACTTCATTAGAGAACGCTGTGATTCAAATAGCTGGATGGACTGATGAGCGTGGACTGTTAATAGCAGCTAAACCACGTAAGCTTATCGTTCCACCAAACGGCATGTTTACTGCTTCACGTATCTTAGAATCTGATGGTAGACCAGCGACAGCTGATAACGATCTCAACGCAATCAAAGCGAATGGAAGCATTCCTGAAGGTTACGTTGTTAATCACTTCCTGACAGACACTAATGCATTCTTCATAATGACAGACGTACCAAATGGCTTTAAGCACTTTGCACGTACTCCATTAGAAACAAGTATGGATGGTGACTTTGATACTGGTAATGTAAGATACAAAGCAAGAGAAAGATATTCCTTTGGAGTGTCTGATCCACTAGGTATTTTTGGTTCTTCGGGATCAAGCTAGTAACTTGAGGGGAGTTGAAATGATATATACTCTCCTCACCTTTTTCTAGGGATTAAATTTAATCTATCGACTGCCCTAGCAGACTCGCCAAGACGATAGAATTTATTAAGGAGACTTAGTATGGCAAAATCAACATTTTCAGGACCGGTTAGATCACTAGCTGGTTTTATTTCAGCAGGTAATGCTACAGTAACTAGCCTTACTGCTGACACAACTCTCACAGTCGCAGCACACTCAGGTAAAATACTTACTTGTAATGATGCTGATGGTAAGTTTACTTTACCTAGTATTGTATCTACAGCACCCGGTTCAGATGATGATCCTAATCAACTAAACAATTTAGGTGCTTCATTTACTTTTGTAATAGAAACAGCAGCTACAGATTTAGATATTTTAACTGATGGAACTGATAAGTTCGTTGGTGGACTGTATATGGGTAAAAGCGATGCAGCAGGTAAAACATTTTTCTCAGGTGCAAGCAATGATGTTATAACTTTGAATGGTACAACTAAAGGCGGTATAGCTGGAACAATCATTAAAGTTACAGCAATAGGCACAGCCAAGTACGCAGTAGAAGGTATAGTCCTTGCATCCGGTACTGTAGTAACTCCATTTGCTGACGCTTAAGGAGGTCTATAATGGCTGATGCAGTAACATCTCAGACCATAGAAGACGGTGGCAAGAATTTAATTGTCAAGATAACTAATATTAGTGACGGAACAGGTGAATCTGCTGTCGCTAAAATTGATGTATCTGCTTTAAATTCAAATCCAACAACAGGTGCGGCTTGTAGCCGTGTCTCAATCCAACGTATCTGGTTTAGTAATATAGGCATGGGATTCAAATTGTTTTGGAAAGCAAGTTCTAATCAATTTATATTTGAAGCACCTGCTGACTGGACAGATACATGGGATTTTTCTATGGGTAATGAAGGTAAATCAGGAATACCAAACAACGCAGGTAGTGGAGTTAATGGAGACTTAGTGTTAACAACAGTAGGTCACACCGATGGCGATACTTATAGTGCAGTTATTTGGGCACATAAACACTATTAACGGAGAAAAGTATGAAAGGTACTAAAGGCGGAGCAAAAAAGAAAAACAT